CGCATCAGTATTTCGTTTAATACCTTTGTTAAAGGTTACATAGGGTCAGATGAAAGTTTGACTGGATTACATTTAGGAGAAGAGTAATGGCGCATTTCGCTAAACTTGGTGCAGGCAACGTGGTTGAACAAGTTATCGTTGTAGATAACAAAGATACCGCTGACGCTAATGGTGTTGAGAAAGAATATATCGGCGCTGCTTTCTGCGAGCGCATTCTTGGCGGTCGTTGGGTGCAGACCAGCTACAACGGTAACAAGCGCAAGAACTACGCAGGTCAGGGATATACCTTTGACGAGCAGCGTGATGCGTTTATTCCACCTAAGCCATTTGCAAGCTGGGTGTTGAATGAAGATACCTGCCAGTGGAAAGCGCCGGTGGATATGCCTACAGATGGTATGTATTCGTGGGATGAAGCTACGACCTCTTGGGTAGCACAACAAGCCGCTTGAGGTGAGTGATGGACGCTGAACTGCAAAAAGTAAAACTAGAAGCAGAGGTTGAGCTTGCCAAGCTGGAGGCAACTTCCCCTGCAAAAGAGGTAGCTGGTAAGGCTATTGGCAAGTTTGGTCTTGCATCTATTGTAACTATTGTAGTAATTGGTGTCCTTGCTAGTTTATGGTTAGAAGAGAGCAAGATGGCTGCGGTTATGGGGCTGCTCGGTGCATCTCTTACAGCTTTGATTTCGATGTTAAACAGCATCGCCGGAGCTACGCCAAAGCAGGACAAGCCTGAGTTTGAGGTCATGAAGCAGCTAATTGACAAGCTGGACAAGCTAGATCGTAAAGAGCCTTCTATGCAGGTAGACGTTGAGGATGGAAAAGTTACTGTTAAGCGCGGTGACGATAAAGTTGTGGCGGAGAGTAAATAATGATTCCATTACTTGCCCCTATTCTGGCGCAACTAGCCGGTGCTGGACTTCAGAAAGTTGCTGACTCTGTTCTTGATAAAGGCTTAGAACAAGTCGAAGAGAAGCTGGGTATCAAACTAGAACCCAACGCTGACGGTTTATTAGACGATAGCAAGCTGGCTGACATTCAGATGGCGGCAATGAAGCACGCGGAGTTCATGGCAGAGATTGATCTCAAGAACACGCAGGATGCGCGGGACATGCAGGAAAAAGCGATGGACAATGCTGATCCGTGGGTGCGCCGGTTCGTGTATATCCTTGCCGCTTTCTGGTCAGTCTTTGCGGTGGGTTACATTATTTTGATTACGGTGGCTGACATCCCTGAGAAAAACGTACGGTTTGTAGACACTATTCTTGGTTTCCTGCTTGGTACGGTGGTAGCAACTGTGCTGAACTTTTTCTTTGGTTCTAGCCAGAGCAGTAAAGATAAGACCAAGGAGCTACTAAAGAAATGAAACTCTCGCCCAACTTTACGTTGGAGGAGTTGACTGTCAGCGACTATGCCGCAAGACACGGGTTAGACAACACTCCAGAAAACGACCACTTGCTAAACTTGCGTCGGCTGGCAGCTTTTTTAGAAGCGCTTCGCGCTGTGCTTGGCAAACCAATTAGCATCAACTCTGCGTACCGCAGTCCCGAGGTAAACGCAGCAATTAAAGGGTCAAAAACTAGCCAACATTGCCACGGTACAGCCGCCGATATTCGTGTAGCTGGTATGGTGCCAGAGCAGGTGGTTAAGCGTATCATAGCGTCAGCATTGCCATACGATCAGGTGATTCGCGAATTCTCAGACCCGGTACGCGGTGGGGGCTGGACGCATGTAAGCATCGTAAATACGAAAGATGCTAAACCAAGGAAGATGGCGCTGATTATCGACAAGCAGGGTACACGCCCTTACAAGTCAGGTGGATAAAAATGCCATTACAGAAACTGCAACTCAGACCAGGCGTTAACAGAGAAGGAACCACGCTTGCTAACGAAGGTGGTTGGTTTGAGTGCGATAAGATTAGGTTTCGTTCAGGCTATCCACAAAAGATTGGCGGATGGACTCCTATATCCAGCAATACATATCTTGGTGTAGCTCGTTCTCTTTGGAACTATGTAACTCTGCGCGGGTACAACCTGCTAGGCGTAGGCACGAACGTCAAATATTATGTTGAGAGCGGTGGTGTTTATAACGACATCACGCCTATCCGCGAAACAGCGGTACTAACCGACCCCTTTACCACCATAAGTGGCTCTGCTGTAGTAACTGTTACTGATGCTGGTCACGGCGGCATTAACGGTGACTACGTTACATTTTCTGGAGCTAATGCTGTAGCAGGATTAGATCTCAACAATGAATACGAAATGTTCAATGTTGACACTAACTCGTACCAAATTACTGCTGCCACTGCGGCTAACGCATCTTCTACTGGCGGCGGAACGGTAACGGCTGCATATCAGATTAACGTCGGCTTGGCTACGTTTGGTTACTTAACTGGCTGGGGCGCAGGTCTGTGGGGCGGATTTGTCTACGGCACAGCTCAGACTAAATTAAGTCTTGCCTTAGATACAAGTAATACGACAATCTCTGTCACATCCACTACTGGGTTTGCCAATGCTACCGGCACATTGATGCTTGGTACGAGCGAGTTAACTACGTACACTGGAAATACTTCCACATCCTTTACCGGCGCAAGTCGTGGTGCTAGTGGGACTATCGCTACAGCATTTCCTGCAAATACGGCTGTGTACAACGCTGCTACGTTTACGAGCTGGGGTCAGTCTTCTGCGTATGGTATTGCAGAACAACCTCGTCTGTGGTCAGAGACTAACTACGGTGAGTACCTGATTATCAATCCTCGCGGCGGGGCGCTATATTTATGGGTGCCAGACTACAGCGGATCGGGCAACTTACAGTTCGCTGACAGGGCAAAACTACTATCACCTAATAGCTCTGGTGTATACGATACAGATGCTAGTTGTCCTTCTGTTTGTAACTTTGTAATGGTGTCAGATGCGTCGCGGTTTGTACTTACGTTTGGCGTTAATGATTACAACGAAACTATTCAAGACCCACTGTTAATCCGTTGGTCTGCGCAAGAAGACTACCAAACATGGACTCCAGCTATTACTAATCAGGCCGGTAGCTTCCGTTTGTCTAGCGGATCTACCATCATTACCGCCCAGCAAACTCGTCAGGAAATACTGGTATTCACAGATGCTGCGCTGTTTTCTATGCAGTATCTTGGCCCACCATTTGTCTGGGGATTTAACATCCTGTCTGACAATATATCTATTGTCGGCCCGAACGCGGTAGCAACTGCTAACAACCTGACTTATTGGATGGGTGTGGATAAGTTCTACGTGTACACCGGTCGAGTGGAAACTCTTCCATGTTCACTCCGACAATACGTGTTTGGCAATATCAATTTGCAGCAGAGCTATCAGTTTTTTGCTGGCACGAACGAAGGATTTAGTGAGGTCTGGTGGTATTACTGCTCGGCTAATTCAGATGTTATTGACCGTTATGTCATATACAACTATCTGGATCAAGTTTGGTACTACGGAAATCTAGGAAGAACTGCTTGGTCAGACAGCCCGCTGCGCGAGTTTCCTATGGGCGCAACCTACAGCCAGACAATTGTGTACCACGAGAGCGGTACTAATAACGTCGAGGTAAACGGCACAATATTACCTATTACTTCATTTATCCAGTCATCTGACTTTGATATTGGTGACGGTCACAACTTTGGCTTTGTCTGGAGAATGATTCCTGACATTACGTTTGACGGATCAACTACATCATCTCCTGATAAACCGCAGGTAACATTTAGCCTGCGTCCACGACAGAATCCTGGCGCTCCTTATGGCACGGCAGATACGCCGACAGTACAGTCAGCACAGTCCTACAACACGGTGAAAAACTACAACGTGCAGGAGTTTACTCAGATTGTGTATACAAGACTGCGCGGTCGCCAAATGGCCTTTAAGATCAGCTCAGATCAGTTGGGATGTCAGTGGCAATTAGGCGCGCCAAGAATTGACATCAGACCGGATGGACGTCGATGAGTACCGGTACCACAAAATCGCCAGCTTTGCCAATAGCTCCGGTAGAATATAGCCGAGCTTATCAAGACCAATTGAACAATGTTTTGCGCCTGTACTTTGCGCAGTTGGATACACCAGGTATAAGTGCTGGGTCGGCACAAAGAACTGGCAATACTGTTATAGCGGCGTTAAATTTTAGCGCGACGGATCCAACCACTGGAAATACTGTGGTCAGCTTTGCTACTAGCGTAGATGAAGCGGCTGGTAAATTACGAATAGGCGATGTCTATTATGACGTTGCAACAACTGCATTAAAGATAAAGGTGTCTTAACATGAGCCTGCACACACTAGCTAACCATCTTCAAACTGCTGGCAGAGGCGAGGACAAGGTACTCGTACACATGACCCCAGGTGAGGTCAACGGATTACAGTCCTTGGCTATGGCACACGGTGGTTCGTTGACTACTAACCCTCAGACTGGATTGCCAGAGGCAGGGTTCTTATCATCTATTCTTCCAATGATTGCTGGAGCAGCTTTGACAGCTACTGGTGTCGGCGCTCCTATGGCTGCAATGATGGTAGGTGGAGCTACTGCTGTTGCTACAGGAAGTTTGAAGAATGGTTTGTTAGCTGGTTTAGGAGCGTATGGTGGTGCTGGACTGGGTGCTGGTATAGGTGCTGGAGCTGCTGCTGCCGGTGCTGCTGGTGCCGCTGGTTCAGCCGTGCCCGCAGCCGTGGGTGCAGGACAAGCTTTAACAAGCGCAGGTTTAGCTGGATCTCCGGCTGCTGCCGCTGCCGCTGCTGCCCCTGCTGCCGCAGCTACTGGCGCATCACAAACAATGACACCTTTTGGAATGCAAAACATAGCTCCAGTTGCTGCTCCATCTGCAGCTCCTGTTGCTCCGGCATTTGGCGGAGCAGTTCCCACTAGCACTCCAGCTCCATTAGATTTAAACCAAATAGCCCAGCAACGCGCATTTGCTCAACAAGCAGCACAAGCAACTCCTAGTGCAGCTATAGAACAAGCAGCCAAATCTAAAGGTATGTTTGGCGGTATGGATTTTGCCAAGCTAATGAATCCTGACTTCATCAAAGATAACAAAACAAATTACTTAGCGGCTATGGCTCCATTCCTTATGGAAGAAGAGCGCAAGAAGAAAGAAGCACAAGCAGCTAGCCAGATGCAGTTAGGTGGTACGCCTGTCTACAACCCGTCTGCTCGTGCGCCTGGTGGTTCGTCCGAGCGCCTGTACTTTGCAGATGGCGGCTTGGCTAATTTGCCAGTAGAGAACATGTCCCAACAGAATACTGTTGGCGCAAACACTAACTATCCTATGGCTAATCTCAAGCCTTATGGATATGCTGTACCTAAGAACAATCCTATTTCACAGAACGTATTCCAGCCTGATGGATATCAGAACGTAGATCCTTACACTGGTGAGCAGAAACTTGCTAGCGGCGGGATTGTTGCGCTAAAGAAGGGTGGTAAAGCAGCACCCGCTCCTAAATCAGAAGCACAAATTAACGAAGAGAATGCGGCTAAAGAATATGCTGCGTTTGCAAAAGAACGTGCTGCTGACAAAGCTAGAGCAAAGGCTGAGTCTGACAAACGTACAGCTGAGTTAAAGAAAGAATACACAGACAGAATTAACGGTTTCAACAAAGAAACACAAAACGAGTTAAAGCAAAAGCAAAAAGATATTGCTGGTGAAAAAGACAAAGAAGCAAAAGCTCGTATGCAACGTGAGCTTAAAGAATGGCAATCAGGTCGTTCAAGTGAATTAAAAGGAATTCAAACAGATCAAAACAATGCGTTTAAAGAAACAACGAATGAGTACACCAATCGTGTAAAAGAACTTGATGCTGAAATAAAAGAGCGCCAAGCTTTACGCAACTTTGACACATCTGTATTCAAAGCTGGATACACAGAAGCATCTGGTGATGTTAAGGGTGATGATCTATCTGCATTAACAAAAGCCTACGATACAGGTTTGGGTAAGCAGAAGTCTGAGATGGAAAAGGCTAAAGCGGCTTTAGATGCAGCTAAGAAAACTGGCATCGGCAGCTTGGTTTCTCGTGCGCAAGAGGTGTATGACAAAGAGGCTGGTGATTTTAACCGCGCTCAGGAATACAAAGATTCTGGTATTGGTGCATTTAGAGATCAGACTAAACGTACACAAGGTTTGCAAGCTCGTGGCTATGATCAAAAAACAGCACAAGCTTCTGGTGATGCGTCTGCCATTCAAGCAAAAATAGATGCAATTAAAAACAACCCATCGCAACAAGTATACGGAAATGTTAAAAATCTTAGTTCCGAACAACAAAAACAAATTAAGACATTGGAAGGCGAGCTTACTCTTGCTAAACAAGGCAAGGTTGTCTACGACCCTAAGAGTGGCAACTATGTTCCTGAAAAAGTTACACCTACTTACAGCAAACTTTCTAAAGCTCCAGGCTTAGATACCACCAAGAAGATCATGGAAGAAGGTGATATTCGCCGAGTCTATGAAGAATTGGCTGGTCGTTCTCCGACAGAAACGGAGATGAATAAGTACGTAGGTAAGAAGTTATCAGAGGCAGATTTATCCAAGAACATTGGTACGCTTGCTGAACTGAACATGCCGCAGAAGTTTAGCAATGATGATTTGAACCAGCAGGCTCAGTATTACTGGGGTCGTGATATGACCAAAGGTGAGCTGGCGTACTTCAAAGATCCTGCTAACAAGGTTAGTAACTTTAATAATCTTCGTAGTGCGCTGACATCTAGTGATGCTTACTTGCAGAATCTAAACAAGATTAACCAAGCTGCATTTACTAGCGCGCAGAAACAAGCTTTGTCTGAAGAAGAAGGCCCAGCGTCGATGGAGCAGATTGCATCCTACTATCAGGATACATTTGGCAAACAACCTACGATGGAAGAGCTAACCAGACTTAAAGGTACTGGTTTAAATATTTCTGCTTTGCAAGATCAGATGAAAGGATCTGAGCAATATCAACAGAATTTGATTAAGCCGTTTGTTCCTGCAATCAGCACACCAGCTATCAGCCAAGAGCAGATCAATGCTTACCGTGCGCAGCAGATAGTTCCGCAGGCAGCAGCAGCTCCACAGCCGTCACCGTACATACCTACTGGCCCTAATGTGGCTCAGTACAATCCGTTTGCTGTACAGCCTAAGTCTACGATTGAAGGCGCTCTGCCGTATTCAGATATCAGCCAACGGTTAGGATTAACAAATCTGTACTCACAGCTTGGTGAGCCAGGATTGGATGCAACTAAATCTGAGTATGGATTGCCTGCCGCTAAGTCTGGTCTGACTGCATCAGCACCAAACATTTTTGGGTTTGATAAATACCCAACGGTAGAGGAAGCACTGAAAGCTGCTCAAGCTGCACAACAGGCACCTACTGGCATGGCATCAGGTGGTATTGCTGGATATAACTTAGGAGGCTACTCCGATGGTGGAAGATTACTACGCGGCCCTGGAGATGGAGTTAGTGATTCTATTCCTGCTTCTATTGGTGACCGC